CTGGGTCTTACCGAGATTGATGATTTCTGCAAGCGACTTGCCGATTGGGGTGATGTGATTCGTAAGACCTTCTATGATGGTGGTATTGAGGAAATCATCTCCACTCGCCGCCTGGTTCATATCATCCGTGCCTACAGCATCTTCGGTGATAAGGCAAAGGCAATTCAGGTTTGCATCAACCGTTTTGATGAAGAAACCAAAACCGCATTTCTTGAACTCTATGACAAGATTGATGCTGACTTTGAGATGCCTACCGAAAACTCTGAATTGACGATTGAGGTTGACTTGAACCCTACAATCTGATATAATTGGGGGAGGTTAATTATGACTTTCCCCCTTTATGTTTGGACCTGAAGACGAACAAAACCTAGTTGAATACAAAATTACTATGAGTGAATCAAAAAATCATCTTTGGAAATACAACGAAGATAAAATCCTGAAAGATGTTGAGGATTATGTGACCACTACCTATCACGGGCATTATTGTGGTGATAGTGATGGTTATGCCGATATCCAGACCATTGACCTGATGGCAGCAAAGAAACTGGCAGCAGGTTTCTGTCAGGCAAACATCCTGAAGTACGGTTCCCGTTATGGTGATAAGGATGGGCGTAACAAGCGTGACTTGATGAAAGTCATTCACTATGCTATGCTACTGCTTCACTTTGACGGGCATTATACTCGCAAAGACAATGGACTCTCCGAATTCACCCGTTGATTATTATGAAATTGAAAGAAAACACTATGAAACTCTCTGATAATACCCTGACTCTTCTCAAGAACTTTGCTGGTATTAATCAGTCTATTCTTGTCAAGCAAGGTAATAAACTTCGCACAATCTCTATTGCCAAGAACATTCTGGCAGAAGCGGAGATTAGTGAAGAGTTCCCCCGTAATTTTGCAATTTACGACTTGAACCAGTTTCTGAATGGTCTGAGTCTGCATCAGGACCCTGATCTTGATTTTACCGAGGATTCTTATATTACTATTCGTGAAGGTAAGCGGCGGGTGAAGTATTTCTATGCCGACCCAAATGTGATTATTTCTCCTCCTGAGAAAGAAATCAAACTGCCTTCTGAAGACGTGTGTTTCCAACTTGAAACCGGTTCTCTGGAGAAACTGGTGAAAGCAGCAGCGGTCTATCAATTGCCCGATATTTCTGCAATTGGTGATGCTGGCGTGATTCGTCTGGTGGTTCGTGATAAGAAGAATGATACTTCTAATGAATACTCCATCATCGTTGGTGAAACTAATGAGCAATTCACTTTCAACTTTAAGGTTGAGAACATCAGTAAGATTGTCTCTGGTGCCTATGATGTGGTAGTTTCTTCTAAACTTCTGTCACAATTCACTAACAGCAAATTTAATCTTTGCTATTATATTGCTCTGGAACCCGATTCGACTTTTGGATGATGGAATTTCTACTCTATTTGACTCCTGCTGGTCAGGAAATTATTAGCAAAATTATGCTAAAAAATTATAATGTTAGAGAAAATGCTCCTATTTGTAGGAATAAACAATTCTTTGGTGTTCTCAAATCTCCGGATTTTGTAATTTGTCTGGATAATATTAAGAACACCATTAGTCCCGTTAAACACTATGTTAATGAAACTGTCTATCACGAGGCAGTTCACGTTGCTCAAGCGTGTAAGCGTGGTAAACTAGGTGTATCGGCTTCTTTGGATCAATACAAATTGACTGATGTTATGAATTCAGTAAAAGCAACCGGTTCTTATGCTGTTTATGAGACAGAAGCATATTATCTGGAAGATAAACCCGAAGAAGTTCTTTATCATCTTAAAAAATACTGCTTTTAATTATGAATATCTTTGTCACAAATGAATTTCCTGCAGAATCTGCGATTGTTCTTCCCGACAAACATATAGTAAAAATGCCACTTGAATGCTGTCAAATGCTTTCTATTGTTGCTTCTAAGTGGTATCATAACTATGGTACTCTTCCAAAGTCAGATGGAACTCCTTACAGTACAGAGAAAGGTGCCTTCCGTAATCATCCCTGCACTCAATGGGCGGCAAAGACCATTGATAATGCCTACTGGTTGATTAAGTGGGGTATGAATCTTTGTGATGAATATACTTTGCGATATGGTAAGACCCATTCGTGCTATAATACCCTTCTGGATGCATACTATTTGTTTCCAAAGGGAAAGATTACTAATGTGACACCATTTGCCCGTGCTATGCCTGATGAATATAAATTTGACACAAGCATTGACACTTTTACTGCTTACAAGATGTATATTGCATCCAAACCTTGGGTTAGCAATAATTATCTCCGTATGCCACAACGAAAACCTGAATGGATTTGATTGATTATGAGTGATTTTCTGTGGTGCGAAAAATATCGCCCCAAAACAATTGAAGATTGTATTCTTCCTGAACAAACTAAAAAGTCGTTTCAGGATTTTCTAAATAGTGGCGAATTGCCCAACTTGCTTCTGTGTGGTCCTGCTGGTGTAGGAAAAACCACCGTGGCAAAGGCATTGTGTAATGAATTGGGAGTAGATTGTTATGTCATCAACGGATCCGACGAGGGTAGATTCCTCGATACTGTCCGAAACAATGCGAAAAACTTCGCTTCGACCGTCTCACTTTCGTCAGATGCTAAACACAAAGTCATTATCATTGACGAGGCAGATAACACGGGGAATGACGTACAACTCCTCCTTAGGGCGTTTATTGAGGAATTTGCTGGTAATTGCCGATTCATCTTTACCTGCAACTACAAGAACAAGATTATCGAACCCCTCCACTCCCGATGTGCCGTCATCGAATTTGCCATCAAAGGGAAGGAAAAAATCCAGTTGGCGGGACTCTTCTTCAAGCGTCTACAAAACATCTTGGATGCGGAGGGCGTCCGATATGATCCGAAAGTCCTTGCAGAACTCATTAACAAGCACTTCCCAGATTTCCGAAGAGTCACCAACGAATGTCAGCGATATTCGGTTGGAGGAGAAATCGACTCTGGAATTCTTGCATCTTTCTCGGACATCTCTGTAAATGAACTGAATAAGAACCTAAAAGAAAAGAACTTTGCCGAAGTTCGTAAGTGGGTTGTTGCCAACTTGGATAATGACATTAATCTTATTTTGCGTCGCATCTATGATTCTTTGTATGAGGTTCTTGATGGTCCTTCTATTGCCGCTGCGGTCTTGATTGTGGCAAAGTATCAATACCAGTCTGCTTTTGTTGCCGACCAAGAGATTAATCTTCTTGCCTGTTTGACGGAAATTATGGTGGAGTGTGAATTCAAATGAAAGTGCCAAGTAAAGAAGAATTGATTCATTATAAGATTCAAGCAGCAATGAGAGAGAATATATTTGCAGAAGACCAGATGAAGTATCTTGGTGAACGTGCTGGACATCATTGGTATCTTATTGATGGGCAACATGAAGTATCTTCTGATCAATTTGAAGAATTTGAATTAACCGAGGACCTAGAGTGATTAATAAATTAAAAAATCCAAAAACTAAATTTTATCAAGAAATAAAGCAAATTATATTATCTGGAGATTTTACGTGGAATTATTATCCATCTACAACTCTTGGTAAAGATAATATTAGTTTTCTTGCTCACAGTTTTTTGGGAAGACCAGAAGGTACTATTACTAAATTTCCTATGGTAAACTCTAACTATACTGAGTTTGTTTGTCAGGGTTTATTGGAAATTTTAAGTTTTAATGAAATAGAAGTTAGTACATTTTTTAGGGTAAACGCTAATTCTGTCTCCCCTAAAGGAGCACCAGAATACACATTTCCACACGTAGATCATACTTATCAACATTCTAATATTTTGGTTTACTTAACTAATTCTGGAGGTAAGACAATTGTTGGTGATTCTGAGTATGATCCAAAAGAGGATGATGTTATAATGTTTGATGGAAATATAGAACATTATATGCAAACTCCATTAACTGAAAGAAGAGTAGTTATAGTTGCTACTTTTTTACAACATAACAAGTAAAATAAATTATAATGAACCCTTATAAAATCTCATACAAGGACCTAAAAGAAATTCCTATTAAAACTACTCCCGAGAATGTAAAGGAAGCAAATGAGGCATTATTTCGTGCTAAAATGACTCTTCCTGCTGCCGCAAAACATTGTGGTATGACTCATAAGGAAATGAAACTTACATTCTGGGAATATTTGAAGTACAACAAACCTGATTATGAAATCTCTTAAAACTCCCCTAAGATACCCTGGCGGCAAGTCCCGTGCTTGCACCAAGATGGACCCATATTTTCCAGACCTACGAAACTATGATGAGTTTCGGGAACCCTTTTTGGGTGGTGGTTCTGTGGCAATTCATATTACTAAAAAATATCCAAACCTCAAGATTTGGGTGAATGACCTCTATTCGCCTCTTGTAATCTTCTGGCAGCAACTCCAGATGTTTGGGACAGAACTCAAGGATCACCTCTTACATTTTAAGAGTGCCTGTCCTGATCCGGATTCTGCGAGGGGATTGTTTGACATCTCTAAAACTATCCTGAACGATCCTAATACTGGAGATTTTGAGCGGGCAGTTAGATTTTATATTGTCAATAAGTGTTCCTTTAGTGGTCTCACTGCAAGTTCTTCTTTTTCTCCTCAGGCATCTAACAATAACTTCAGCATTAGAGGAATTGAAAAGTTGCCAGAGTATTCTAAACTGATTGAGAACTGGCGTATAACTAATTACTCCTATGATTATCTGATGGATGGGAATATGGGTGCTTTTATGTATCTCGATCCTCCTTATGACATTAAGGATAATCTCTATGGGAACAAGGGATCAATGCACAAAGGATTTGATCACGATAAGTTCGCTGCTGATTGTGATGCTAACAATATGGATCAATTAGTGAGTTATAATTCTGATCAACTAGTAAAGGATAGATTCAAGAACTGGAACGCTGCCGAGTTTGATTTGACTTATACGATGCGTTCGGTCGGTGAATATATGAGAGACCAGAAACAACGTAAAGAACTGCTGCTTTTTAATTATGGAATTGAAGGACTGGTTAAATTCAATCAATCAAACGAAGAAAAATCTGATTGATGAAGATCCTTCGGTTGAGAAGGAATATGCTCCCTATATTATCAATCGGTGTCTTTCCGGACATCTTGATTGTATTATGTTTGCGAATGAAATGAATCAGTATCATTTCCTCCCAAAGAAAATGCAATATGACTTTTTTATAAATACTCTGAGGGTTAAGAAGAGATTTTCTCCTTGGCTCCGTAAAGATACAATCAAAGATCTTGATATTGTCAAACGTTATTATGGATATAGTAATGAAAAGGCACAGCAGGCTTTGAGGATTCTTACCAAAGAACAACTAACATTTATTAAATCGAAATTTGAAACTGGAGGAACAAAATGAGTGTCGTTCAAGAACCTGAAGTAAAGTGGACGCCCGACCAAATGGTTGAAGTTATTCTGAATGAACCAGATGACTTCTTAAAAGTTCGTGAAACTTTGACTCGTATCGGAGTTGCTTCAAGAAAGGAAAAGAAAATCTATCAATCTTGCCATATTCTTCATAAGCAAGGTAGATACTATCTGGTGCATTTTAAAGAACTATTTGCTCTGGACGGTAAACACGCCAATCTAACCGTAAATGATGTTCAGCGTCGTAATCGTATTGCCCAATTAATCGCTGATTGGGGTCTTGTTACTATTGTGGATGTCACAAAAATTCAAGACATTGCTCCCCTTAATCAGATTAAAGTATTGTCATATAAGGACAAAGGGGATTGGATTCTGGAGACCAAGTATAATATTGGCGCAAAAAAGAAAAAGGTAGAAGAAACTGAATAGTATCAGACCCCTTGACAGGGGTCTTTTTTTATTATATAATTTCTTAGTAACCTCCCACAACCTGCTTTTGGAAGTGGTAGATTTAGAGGATTTAAAATGAAAGTAATTAAAAATAGTATGGGTGATATAGTACCTTTTATTCCCATCAAAGAATCTAATACACTTACTTCGTATTGGATGACTTACTCAGAATATTCTGAACTTGAAGAAGTATTTTGTCAGAGAGATACTGAAGGGAGATTGAATAAAGCAAAAAAATATCTTTCCGAATTCATTACAGAACATGCTGTTGTTTTTGTATGTAAATTGTTAAATGATGATATAGTTAGAGGAAAAAAATATAAGAAGGGATCGAAGTTTAGGGTAGATTCCAATACACGAGCTATGAATTGGGTAAACGGAGGAAGCAACCACATTCCCAAAGATGTTCTTGTTATTGAATTTTCCTTCGAATCCTTTGAAAGGATTCGTAAATGTTATAATACATTTGATTCTATTAGTGCTACAGAAGCAAATCAAGAGAAGTTTTACGGTATTATAACTGGAATGTTTAATTATGAACCTCTTTCTAAAAAATTTAGAAAGGGTCAAATTATTACAGCATTAAATATGGCATCTAATTGTTTCTATCCAGAAACTTATACTAGCCAAGTAACCTCTCCAGAAGTTATTCCTGGACAGACATTTAATTTTATTGAAGAAATTAAATCTTTAGATTCTTTAATTACGATAGATTCTAATTGGAATCAAACTTGGATTTGTGCCGCTCTCATGTCACTTAAAAAATACGGCACTAAAAATGATCTTTTGATAGAAGGGCTTCAACGTCTTGATAAAAAGAAATCAAACACGATGCCAGACACATATGATGGAATTACTACAATTATTGAAGAATGGAAAGAGAATAATTTTTTCCCAGAAAAGGGCACAAGATTTTCTCAATTTCAAGAATTGGTTTCTTGGTGCTTATATTATATTGATAAGTGGATGGATGACAAAACTGTAAAAAGGATTGGAAATGAGTGGAAAAAAACAGCCAAAAAATATAAAGATGATAAAGTTTCTAATTTAAATAAACTTTTCAATATTGATACTACTAGTTGCGTTTCGTAAAACCGAATAATAAAGTGGGGAGTTCAACACTCCCTTTTTTATTATTAACTGATATATAATAGTAAGGACGCCTTCGGGGTCCACAAAACACAAACTCGCTTAAAAAGGAGCTACCATAATGACTAACATTACGCGATATTCTGCTGCGGATCTTCCTACCTTGATGGATAGGATTACACGTAATAGTATTGGAATGGACGAATATTTTGATCGTCTATTTAATCTTCACGAAACTACAAACAATTATCCACCTTACAATCTAATTCAGGTAAATAATGTAGAATCTCATTTAGAGATTGCGCTTGCGGGATTCAAAAAGGAGGAAGTAAATGTCTTCACAGAGTATGGAAAACTTTTTATCGAAGGGCAAAAATCAGATACTGAATCGGATAGGACGTTTATCCACAAGGGTTTGGCTCAACGAAGTTTCAAAAGGGCATGGACTCTCTCAGACGACACAGAAGTCCGAGAAGTCATCTTTGAAGATGGATTACTTACCATTCGATTAGGAAAGATAGTTCCAGAACATCATAGTCGCAAGGATTATCTATAAATATATTTGAATATCGTCGCCGCAGGGAGGCAACTGGCAAAATCCAGTTGACGCCTCCCCATTTTTTTGCTATAATTGATGAACGACTAGATGTATGGAGTTTAAAATGTCGATAAAACTAGCATTATTGAAATCTGGAGAATTACTCATTTGTGATGCTAAAGAACTAGTCTCTGATGAGAAAATTGTGAGTTATTTGTTTACTAAACCACATAGAGTTAAAACTAATACTCCGGTAGTTCTTTCTGAAGACCTAGAGGTAGATGTTAGTAGTAAAACTGTTGAAATAACATTATCTCCATGGATTCTACTAACTTCTGAAGAAAATATACCAGTCCCAACAGATTGGGTAGTAACTATGGTTGAACCGGTTCAAGATCTGAAAAAAATGTATGAGGATAAAGTAAATGACAAATCAAATTAAGTGTATCATTTTAAATGTTGATGTTGTTCTAATTACTGAAATTGAAGAATTGATGGGCGATGTTGGAGAACCTGATTGCAAATTAATTAATCCCTTTGAGTATGATGATAATCATGAACTAGTTCCTTGGCCACCAACAACAGAACAAAGAGAAATACTAATTAAATCTAGTGATATTCTCACCATAGTGGATCCAAAAAAAGAAATTATTAAAAAGTATATTGAATTGTCTGCCTGATGAGATTTTATACAAACGTACAAATGGTTGGGGACCACTTCTTGGTTCGCGGTTATGAAGATGGTAATCACTTTATGACCCGTGAGAAGTTTTCTCCAACCCTTTTTGTTCCGTCTAAAAAAGAAACCAAATACGCAACTCTCCAAGGTGAGTATGTTGAACCAATTAATCCTGGTTCTGTTAGAGATTGTAGGGATTTTATTAAAAAATATGATGGTGTAGAAGGATTCTCAATCTACGGAAATACTAGGTACATCTATCAATATATTTCCGAAAAATATCCCGAAGATGAAATTAAATTTGATATTAGTAAAATCAAATTGATGACTTTGGATATTGAGGTTGCATCTGAAAATGGATTCCCTGATGTAGAAAGTGCCGCCGAAGAAGTACTTCTCATTACAATTCAAGACTATACAACTAAGAAAATTCGTACCTGGGGATTGGGTCCATATACCAATCGTCAGAAGAACGTAACCTATCGTCAATTTTCTACCGAATATGATTTGTTGAATGATTTCATTAGTTGGTGGATGATTGAAGAAAATGCTCCCGAAGTTGTGACTGGATGGAACATTCAGTTGTATGACATTCCTTATCTTGTTAGACGTATTGACCGCGTTCTAGGTGAAAAACTTATGAAGCGTATGTCTCCTTGGGGTCTTGTTACTGAGGATGAAGTTTATATTTCCGGAAGAAAGCATATTTCTTACGATGTTGGTGGAATTACTCAACTTGATTATTTGGACCTTTATAAGAAGTTTACTTATACTAATCAGGAATCTTATCGCCTAGACCATATTGCTAATGTGGAACTTGGACAGAAAAAACTTGACCACTCTGAGTTTGATACTTTTAAAGATTTCTATACTAAAGGTTGGCAAAAGTTTGTAGAATATAACATCATCGACGTGGAACTTGTTGACCGTTTGGAAGACAAGATGAAACTAATTGAACTGGCATTGACTATGGCATATGATGCTAAGGTTAATTATGCTGATGTATTCTTTCAGGTAAGAATGTGGGATACAATCATCTATAACTATCTTAAAAAGCGCAATATTGTTATTCCCCCAAAGGAAAAAACTGATAAAGATGCAAAATATGCCGGTGCTTATGTAAAGGAACCAATTCCTGGTGTTTATGAGTATGTGGTTAACTTTGACCTTAATAGTCTTTATCCACACTTGATTATGCAATTCAATGTAAGTCCAGAAACTCTTGTTGATGAAAGGCATCCCAGCGTGACTGTGGATAAGATTCTCAATCAGGAACTTACTTTTGAAATGTATAAGGATTATGCGGTCTGTCCTAATGGTGCAATGTATCGTAAGGATATTCGTGGATTTCTTCCAGAACTTATGGAAAAAATGTATAACGACCGAGTTATCTACAAGAAGAAAATGATTGAGGCAAAGAAGGCATATGAGAAGAAAAAATCAAAAGAACTTGAGAAAGAAATTGCAAGATGTAACAACATCCAAATGGCAAAAAAGATTTCTCTTAACTCTGCTTATGGTGCCATTGGAAATCAGTATTTCCGTTATTTCAAACTAGCAAATGCTGAGGCAATCACTCTTTCGGGTCAGGTTGCCATTCGTTGGATTGAAGAGAAGATGAACTCTTATCTAAACAAAGTTCTTAAAACTAAGGGTATTGATTATGTTATTGCTTCTGATACTGATTCCATTTATCTTAATATGGGTCCTTTGGTTGAAACTGTATACCAGGGAAGAGAGAAAACTACTGAAAGCGTTGTTTCGTTCCTTGATAAGATCTGTAAGGTGGAACTTGAAAAGTATATTGAAGGTTGCTACCAAGAACTGGCTGACTATGTAAATGCATATGATCAAAAGATGCAAATGAAGCGGGAGAATATTGCCGACCGTGGAATCTGGACT